ATGGCGGCATCGCGGTTGCCCTTTTGAATCATTCCCATAATTTGACGCATCCACAGTTCATAGACTTCCGTACCTACTTTGTCTGCAAGTGAATAACACGCATCGCAAAGCTGCCATTTTTTGCCGTTAAGAGAGATGGGAGTGATTCCCATGTCTTCGCCTTTGTGAGTAATTTTGAGGTCAAAATTGATTGTGTTTTTCATGGTGTGAATCTCCAAGTAGGTTGGTTAGTGAGACTACAGTGATCAGGCATTGATCCAAGCATGAGTGTCACCATCGTCATACGCCACCAACAAGGCAGCGCGCAGTTCATCTGCCGTGATGGAATTGTCAAATTCCACCGACTCATCCCACGATGAATTTGGATCAATAGACATAGCCCAATTGACCAACTCATAAGTTTTCATGGTTGACAGTAGGTTAGAGAGTGTTTGCATGGTGTTGCTTTCGGTTGGTTGGTGAGACTACAGTGTAACCGATTTTGTTGCAGTCTACCTGGGACAAACCCTAGTTTTGTACTGTTCGTTTGTACAGTATTGGTATTAGGGTTTACCCTTACATTTCATGCACAATGTATGCACAATGTATTGTGTAAGGTATTGACATTGACAGTGCCAAAATACATCTACATGCACAACAACTCTAAGAGTTGTGCATTTGTGTATGGCTCTGTGCGTCGTTTTATGCGTAAAATTACAGCTACTTGCTTAATTTTTAAGCAATGGCCCTTTTTGGAGTGAACATGGCATATGCAACAGATGAAGTAGCAGAGATTCAGGAAAAAGTGATCACTGAAATTCAGACTGGGCGAAGTTTGCGCCAAGTTTGTGGTGATGAAGGGATGCCGAATTTCAGGACGGTGCAACGGTGGATCGTTTCGGACGGCTCCTTTGCCGTCAGGTACGCGCGCGCTCGGACTGCCCAAGCCGATACGCTGTTTGACCGCATGGAGGCTGTAGAGGAGGCTGTATCAGCTGGAACTATGGATAGCCACGCTGCACGTGTCGTGCTGGATTCAATGCGCTGGAGGGCATCCAAGCTAGCCCCTAAGGTTTATGGCGATCGCCTAGACGTACAGGTGAGCGATACCCGCATCAGCATCAGCGGTGCCCTAGCTGCAGCCCAGTCACGCCTTGTAGACGTTGTGGACGTTACACCGCGCATCAGTGCATCGCCTGTGCAAGCTGTGCATGACCAGGATGCCGAAGGGTAGGGGGGGGAGGGCCGAGCGCTGGGTGGTCACGGCTACGGATGGCCCACAAACAATTTTTATTTTTTTGTTGCGATAATGCCCTTACCCTCTTGCTAGGAACCCATCATGGCTACAAACAATCTTGCGCCCAAAAACGTCAACGTGCTAAGAAGCCTAGCGGAGCATCCCAACCCATTGCAATATTTGATGCAACTGGCGTCTGAACGGCCTGAATACGCAGCTTTGACTGATTACCTTACAAGCCGCAGTGCAATGCCGCCGGTGTCGTTTGGATCTTTGCCTGCTGGAACAAACGCTGAATTTGGAATGTCAGGAGGTTTTAACAGTAAAAATATTCCAGAAACTGGTGCTATTACTTTAAGCAACAAATATTTAAACAAAGGTTACGACCCAACAAACGCTGTGCCAACTTTAACGCATGAATTAACTCATGCAGCTCAAGGAGAAATTTCAAAACAAAGATCGCAAAAAGAAGTATTAGATAAAAATGCTAAACAACAATTTTTAGATGCATACAAAAAATTAATTTTTAATCCAGATGGATTTAAAACTAATAGAGCAAGATATGCACAAGGTGTATTAGCTGACAAATTAAATCCAGCATGGGTAAAAGAAAATAAAGATTACCGTTCATCAATAGATGAATTACCAGCGTGGGCGATGGGTGCAGCTGCTCATCAAAATCCATTATATGAATATGATGATTACAACGCACCGGCGCATTTAAACCCAACATTGGCTACTGAATATCAAATATTGCTAGATTTAGCCACAAGAGATGCTAAAGCAAATCCAAAGAAAAAGAAGCAATAATGCAAACCACAATATATAAACCAGAAGATGAACAAGAGTTAATGGCGGTACTTTGGAGTCCTGCATTAAAAGATAATCCCCTAGCTTTTGTTAAGTATTTATTTCCTTGGGGAGTTAAAGGTACTCCGCTTGAGCATTTCTCTGGCCCACGTAAATGGCAACGTGAGGTATTGCAAGATATTACTGACCATATTGCAATAAATAAAATTGCCGGAGATAATAAATCTACCGAGGAAATCATGTATAAGGTATTGCAAGAAGCAATATCTTCTGGGCGTGGTATTGGTAAGTCGGCATTAGTGTCATGGCTGACTATATGGATGGTGTCAACTCGTATTGGCTCGACGACCATTATTTCGGCGAATAGCGAGAACCAGTTACGCAGTATTACTTGGGCGGAGATTACCAAATGGCTGGCTATGGGGTTAAATTCGCACTGGTTTGAGGTGAGTGCGACAAAAGTGGCACCTGCTAAGTGGTTGACTGACCTGGTGGAGCAGGATTTAAAGAAGGGTACGCGGTATTGGGCTGTGGAAGGTCGGCTTTGGAGTGCTGAGAACCCAGATGCTTATGCTGGTGTGCACAATTTTGACGGTGTGCTGGTGATTTTTGACGAGGCGAGTGGTATTGACGACTCGATTTGGTCGGTCACTGGTGGATTCTTTACAGAAAACACGCCAAATCGTTTTTGGCTGGCGTTTTCTAACCCACGGCGCAACACGGGGTACTTTTACGAGACTTTTCACTCAAAGCGGGACTTTTGGGCGACTAAGGTGGTGGATGCGAGGACGGTGGAGGGGACGGACAAGGCGGTTTATGAGCGGATCATTGCGGAGTACGGGCCGGACAGTGCCCAGGCGCACGTTGAGGTGTATGGTGAGTTTCCACGGGCGGGGGATGACCAGTTTATACCGTCGGACATTGTGGATGAGGCGATGAAGCGGCCTAAGTACAAAGACTCTAGCGCCCCCATCATTATTGGCGTTGACCCGGCGCGGTTTGGGGCGGATGCGACTGTGATTGCGGTGCGGCAGGGGCGGGATATTGTGGCGATTAAGAAGTACCGGGGGGATGACACCATGACGGTGGTGGGGCATATCATTGAGGCGATTGAAGAGTACAAACCGACGTTAGTCGTAATTGATGAGGGTGGGCTGGGGGCGGGGATTGTGGATAGGCTCAAGGAGCAGCGGTACAAGATCAAGGGGGTGAATTTTGGGAACAAGTCAAAAAACCCGATAATGTATGGAAATATGAGGGCGCAGATGTGGGGGGATATGAAAGCGTGGTTGAAATCTGCTAGTATTCCGCACGATAGGTTTTTGAAGACAGACCTGATTTCGCCCTTGATGAAGCCTGATTCACGGGGTACGATCTTCTTGGAGAGCAAGAAAGAGATGAAAGCACGGGGTTTAGCCAGTCCAGATGCTGCGGATGCGATCTGTGTGACGTTTGCTTTCCCTGTGGCGCATCGGGAGTATCGTGAGGCGACCCCTCGCAGGTACTCTGACTATTCGGCGGTATCAACTGGATGGATGGGTAGTTAAATGACTAAGAATGTATCTCTATCAGTCGGTCGGGGCGAAAAGCTGCCGGTCAGCAAGGGTGCGGGTCTGACTGCCAAGACGGCTAAGAAGAAATGATGGCTGACTACACGGGCATCAACAAGGTTGGTCAGGTTGCCAATGTTGGCGGGGGGCCGGGCGATCAGGACGACCAGCGCGATATGCTGGCGACAATGCGCTCACGCCTCACTATGGCGGTGGATGCCTACAGCGACTCGCGCAGCAACGAACTGGATGATTTGCGGTTCATGGCGGGTAGCCCGGACAACCAGTGGCAGTGGCCTGCTGACGTACTGGCGACTCGCGGGGCTGTCCAAGGGCAGACCATCAATGCCCGTCCCTGCCTGACCATTAACAAGCTGCCGCAGCACGTTCGGCAAGTCACCAACGACCAGCGCCACAACCGTCCAAGCGGCAAGGTCATCCCTGCCGACGAGATTGGCAATACGGAGATGGCGGAAATCTTCAACGGCATCGTGCGGCACATTGAGTACATCAGTGACGCTGACACGGCCTACGACACGGCTTGCGAGAACCAGGTTACCTACGGTGAAGGCTACATTCGGGTACTGACTGAGTACTGCGACGAGAACAGCTTTGACCAAGACCTGAAGATTGGCCGGGTTCGGAATTCATTTTCGGTGTTCATGGATCCCGCTATCCAAGACCCATGCGGTGCGGATGCGCGGTGGTGCTTTGTCACGGAGGACGTACCCAAGGACGAGTACGAGCGCCTGTACCCAGATGCCGCGCCGATTAGCAGCTTGCAGTCCCTTGGCATTGGCGACCAAGACCTGACGCAATGGCTGCGGGACGAGACGGTTCGGATTGCTGAGTATTTCTACGTAGAGTACAAGCCTGAGACGCTGAACCTGTACCCCAACAACATCACGGCGTTCAACAACACGCCTGATGACAAGCAACTGAAGGCACTCTACGGCAAGCCGCTAAAGAACCGGGTTGTGCAGCGGCAGAAGGTTTGCTGGGTCAAAACCAACGGTTACGAGGTGCTGGAGAAGCGCGATTGGGCGGGTAAGTACATTCCTATCGTGCGCGTGGTTGGCAATGAGTTTGAGGTTGACGGGCAGATTTATGTCTCTGGTCTGGTGCGTAATGCCAAGGACGCCCAGCGGATGTACAACTATTGGGTGAGCCAAGAGGCCGAAATGCTGGCCTTGGCACCCAAAGCACCGTTCATTGGCTACGGTGGGCAGTTTGAAGGGTATGAATTGCAGTGGAAGACTGCCAACACCACCAACTGGCCGTATCTAGAGGTCAATCCAGACGTTACAGACGGCGCTGGTGCAACTCTGCCATTACCCCAACGCGCCCAGCCACCAATGGCGTCTAGTGGCCTTTTACAAGCCAAATCTGGTGCGTCTGAGGACATCAAGGCGGCCACAGGGCAGTACAACGCTAGTTTGGGCATGGCTGGCAACGAGCGCAGCGGCAAAGCCATTCTTGCCCGGCAGCGCGAGGGTGACGTTGGTACTTACCACTATGTTGACAACTTGGCTCGGGCCATTCGCTATGTGACTCGCCAACTGGTGGACATGATCCCCAAAATCTACGACACCCAGCGGGTGGCTCGGATTATTGGCGAGGATGGCGTTACCGACATGGCAAAGATTGACCCGTCGCAGCCGGAGCCGGTCAAGCGGATTGTTGACCAGCAAGGCATTGAGATTGACAAGATTTACAACCCCAACGTCGGCAAGTACGATGTGGTGGTGACTACCGGCCCAAGCTACAGCACCAAGCGGGTGGAGACTCGGGAAGAAATGTCAAACCTGCTGCAAGGCAACCCGCAACTGTGGGCTGTGGCTGGTGACTTGTTTGTCAAAAACATGGACTGGCCTGGTGCTGATGAGTTGGCTAAACGTCTGGCTAAGACCATCGACCCCAAACTTATGGGTGATGACAATGACCCCGCCCTGCAAGCCGCCAATATGCAAATGCAGGCTATGGGTCAGGAAATGCAGCAGATGCAAGAAATGCTGCAAAACGTCCAGCAGTCGATGGAAGCGCAGACGCTAAAGGTCAAAGAATTTGAGGCCGAGGTCAAGGCATACGATGCTGAAACCAAGCGCATCAGTGCGGTGCAAGCCGGTATGACTGAACAGCAGATTCAAGACATTGCTATGGGTGTGGTTGCTGCGGCAATGGAATCGCAAGGCGGTCAAATGCCGGATATGCCAGAGCAGCAAATGGACGTTGAAGGAGCCATGCAATGACCGCCGCGCAACTGATGGGCATACTGTTTTTAGGCCGCAATGTGGCCCATTCGGTGCATTTGAACACCCGCAGCTACTCTAAGCACATGGCGTTGAACACGTTCTACGACAGCGTGATTGATGTAGCAGATGCGTTTGCGGAAGCCTACCAGGGCCGGCACGGTTTGATTGGCCCCATTGCTATCCCTGCTGCCAAGAAGACGACCAACATCATTGAGTTCCTGCAAGACCAACTTGCAGAGATCGAAAAGGGTCGATACGATGTGTGCGACAAGTCTGACTCTACGTTGCAGCAATTGATAGATAATATCGTTGAACTGTACCTGACCACCCTTTATAAACTTCGCTTTTTGGCGTAAGGACAAATCATGGCAAACTATATGCAATTGGCCGAAACCAAGCAGGTCAAGGTTGGCGCAGGCAAGCTGTACGGAATTTTTGTTTCCGCAACTTCTAGCGGTACTTTGGTTATTTATGATTCTCAGTCATCAAGTACAGGCGACCCAAAAATTTCCGATACGATCACTTTGACTGCTGGCACAACGTACCTAAACATCCCTGCTGGTTTGTTTTTTAACAAAGGGTTGTACATTGTGCTTGGCGGTACTTCGGCATCATTTACTGTTGCCTACGAATAAAGGTAAATCATGACCGCACTTGCCACGCCACCCAAACTCCAATTTTTGGACGCTAACGGTGCGCCGTTGGTAGGCGGCAAACTGTACACCTACGTTGCTGGTACAACCACCCCACAAGCCTCCTACACCGATTACGGCGGTGGGACTGCCAATGCTAACCCCGTCATTCTAGACAGCCGTGGTGAGGCTTCTGTGTGGCTTAACACGGCCTTGTACAAGATGGCCTTGTACAGCGCCACTGATGTGCTAATCTGGACGGTGGACAACATTGGCGGGTTTGCTACTTTGGCGCAATTAGCAGCATCTGGTGGGTCTAACTTGATTGGGTTTATCCAATCAGGCACTGGAGCCGTGGCTACGACTGTGCAGACCAAGCTGCGTGAATCGGTTTCGGTGAAGGACTTCGGCGCAGTAGGCGACGGAGTTACTGATGATACGGCGGCAATTCAAGCGGCAGTTAATGCCGCAGAAGCAAACAGAAACAATGAGATTGTTTTTCCAGTCGGTAATTATGTAATTACCAGCACCATCGTAATTCGCGGCGGGATTAGGCTAATTGGTCAAGGCGCTATGGGCGCTCAGACTGGACAAGGTACTGTGCTTACGCACAACGTCAACACAGTAAATATGCTTGTTTGGGATGGTAATGGCGTTGCTGCTTATGGCGTTGGCGGTGGTATCTTCAATATGCAGTGCGTCAAGGGTACGGGTTTCTCTGGTGGCGATGCAATCAAACTTCTTGCAACAAGCGACAACTATCGTCCGGGTGAGTTCACTATTGAAAATGTCCTTGTTTGGCAGGGCAATGGCGGGAATTGGTCAAGAGGTTTGCACGTCGATGGAACGGCAGCAAACACCCCCGGCAGCAAAGGTGTGCGATCTATCAAAATAGATAAGTTTCGCGTGGGCGACTGTTCTGTAAATAATGAGTACATCTATCTTAACCAAGCCGTTCACGTTGTAAGTGAATATTTGCAGATTGATACAGGCAGTGGAACTGGTACTTGTGGGATGACCATTGCCGCCGATTCCGATAATATTGTTCTCAATGGTTTGATTTTGAACGGCAATCTAATCATTGGCGGTTCAAGTGCAATGAATGTTGTTCTTAATGGACGCGTGTCGGTATTGGATGTTAACAATACGCTAGTGCAGGGTTCTGCAAATATTCAAACTACATCAGCCACAAGTGCCGCATCAAACTTTAGCGTTGTTTCTAATGTAAATGACGCATTTCTTGCGGTTCTTACTTCTAATATTTCTGATGTAACTGGCGACAACACAAATTATTCAGTTGCTTTTGATACTGAAATTTACGATAAAAACAGTTCGTTTTCTTCTACCACTTTTACTGCAAAATTGTCCGGCAAATACAGTTTTAAATGGTGCTTTGGTTTTACAGGATTAACGGCAAGTCACACTCGGCAAGACAGTGGAATCCTGCACAGACGCGGTGGATCTACCATCAATTCAGTAACTAAAGTTTCTAACCCTTATGCACAAGGCTCAAATTCAGGGTTAAATTTTTCAGAGGCCGGTTCAATTGATTTGCTGGTTTTGGAAGGTGACACTGTGGTTATGAACACAGCTGTTTCTGGCGGCGCTAAAGTAGTTGATTTGCTTGGGACAGCTGGCACCCGATACACTTGGTTTGCAGGTGTATATCTACCATGACCCACACCGCCACCGGCCTAATCCTCTGGTATATGCGCCTCTGCGGCTTCCACGGCTGGACGTCGTTCTGGGGCAGCATCTACCTTGCCCCCGGCTACGAGATGCACCAAGCCCTGATCCGACACGAGCGCAAGCACCTTGAACAGATGCAGCGCGATGGCAAACTGATCTACCTCATCAAGTACACGTACTGGCTGCTGCGCTTTGGTTACTGGAATAACCCGTATGAAGTTGAGGCTCGCGCAGCGGAATGATTTTTTGGCATAATAGCCCCGTACTGGCTCGGTAAACCAGGGAATCTCAGGATTCAAAATGTCAGAAGTAGAGCAATCAGCGGAATTAGCCCCCGCGTCGGAACTGGAAGCCACGGCGGCCACACCAGAACCTGTAGTTGAAACGCCGGAAGTTGAGGCTCCCAAGACATTCTCGCAAGAGGAACTTGATGCCGCAATTGGAAAACGTCTCGCAAGAGAGCAGCGAAAGTGGGAACGAGAGCGACAGCCTGCGCCACCAGTGGTAGTGGACTTACCTCCGCAAGATCAGTTTGAGTCGGTTGATGCTTACGCAGAAGCCAAGGCTTATAAGCTGATTGAGCAGCGGGAAATCCAGAAACAGCAAGCTGAGATTCTTGATAACTATCATGAGCGTGAAGAAGCGGCTCGGTCTAAGTACAGCGACTTTGAACAAGTTGCCTACAACCCGAACCTGAAAATCACAACCGTGATGGCGCAGACGATTCAATCGTCGGATATTGGGCCTGACTTGGTTTATCACCTTGGCTCAAATCCGAAAGAGGCAGATCGTATTTCTCGACTATCGCCTATTTTGCAGGCAAAAGAGCTTGGACGGCTTGAGGCTAAGTTAGCCGATAACCCCGTTCAAAAACGCACTTCTGGTGCGCCTGAACCGATTTCACCAGTCACCGCCCGAGGGGTGGGTTCTGGGTCTTACGACACGACTGATCCACGGTCTACCAAGACCATGACAACCAGTCAGTGGATTGAGGCCGAAAGAGCAAGGCAAGTGAAAGCGCAACAGGCGCGTAAGTTTTAATTTTGAAAGGTATTTAAAATGGCTAACTCAATTCTCACCATTGACATGATCACAAGGAAGGCTTTGGAAATCCTTGAAAACAACCTTGTGATCACCCGCAACGTGAACCGCCAGTACGATGACAGCTTTGCTGTTAACGGTGCCAAGATTGGTTCTACCCTGCGTATCCGCCTGCCTGACCGCGCTTTGGTCACTGACGGTGCCGCCCTGCAAGTTCAGGACGACAACGAGCAGTTCACGACCCTGACCGTGGCAAGCCAGAAGCACATCGGCGTGAACTTCACTTCCGCTGAACTGACCATGCAGATGGACGACTTTGCAGACCGGGTACTGAAACCCCGTATCTCGCAGTTGGCCTCCAGCATTGACGCAGACGTCGCCAACGCCTACAAGTCGATCTACTCGACTGTCGGCACTCCTGGCACGACCCCTGCTACTTCTTTGGTGCTGTTGCAAGCCCAGCAGAAGCTGAACGAAAACGCTGCCGTGATGTCGCCGCGCTACGCCACCGTCAACCCTGCCGCCAACGCTGGCTTGGTTGAAGGCATGAAAGGCTTGTTTAACCCAACCGACACCGTGTCACGCCAGTTCAAGAACGGCATGATGGGTACTGGTGTTCTGGGTTTTGAAGAAGTCAACATGAGCCAGTCCATCAAGGTTCACACCACTGGTTCGCGGTCTACGACTGACACGATCTTGGTAAACGGCGCTGTCTCCACTCAAGGCCAATCGACGATCAACCTTGACGGTGGTACTGCATCGGCTACGATTACTGTTGGCGATGTGTTCACAATTGCTAACGTGTTCTCTGTTAACCCACAGACCCGCGAGTCCACTGGTTCGTTGCAGCAGTTTGTTTGCACTTCTCTTGCTACTGCATCTTCTGGTGCATGGACGAGCGTTGCAATCAGCCCGGCAATCTACACCAGCGACAGCGCCTTGGCTACCGTTAACAGCTTCCCCGCTGACAACGCTGCCGTGACGTTTGTTGGTACGGCTTCTACCGGCTATCCGCAAAACCTGGTCTACCACAAGGACGCCATCACGTTTGCCACTGCTGACCTGTTGCTGCCCCAGGGCGTTGACATGGCCGCTCGCGCAAACCACAACGGCATTTCGCTGCGTGTTGTTCGTCAGTACGACATCAACAATGACCGTATGCCTTGCCGTATTGACGTTCTGTACGGCTTTGGTACCATTCGTCCTCAAATGGCCGCCCGTATCTGGGGCTAAATTGAATGGGGCTTCGGCCCCTTTCTTCGTAACATCTTTCAAAGGAAATTATCATGGCTCTCCCAAATTCTGGCGGTGGGTATCAGTTCACTGATGGCAACACCAATGAAATTATCATGGGCGTTCAAGCCGCCCCTCAGACAGCAACTGCAACGGCCACGCTGACCGCTGCACAAGTTACTGGTGGCATCTTGGTGGGCAACCCGTCTACCACTGCTGCTTCGTACACGCTGCCAACGGCTACGGCACTTGACGCTGTGTTCAACAACGCCAAGCCCAACAGCACGTTCCGCTTGGTCGTTATCAACCTGGGTACTTCCACCGGCCTGATCACGATGATCGCAGGCACTGGCATTACGACCGTGGGTAACCTGGTTGTTGCCATTACCGGCAGTGCAGCTGGTGTTGGCGGTGCAGCCGAGTTCTTGTTCCGCAAGACCGGCGATGCTGCTTACACGATGTATCGCGTTGCTTAAACCAAATGGGGGCTTCGGCCCCTGTTTTTAAAGGAACAATCATGACCTCTAATACCAAACCAATTGGTGTTGCTTTTGAAGACCAAGACATTATTGGGTCTAACTTTGTGATGTCTGGTGGCGAGTTGGGTTACACCGCAGAAGCAAGCGGTACAGTGACTCAATTGACAGACAAGTCTACAGGGGTAACTCTGAACAAGTCTGCTGGTCAGATCACACTGAACGGCGCTGCGTTGGCGAACATCACAAATGTTTCGTTTACGTTGACCAACAGCACAATCAGCGCAAAAGACGTTATTATTTTGAGCGTTTCGTCTGGCGCTACCGCTGGTGCTTACAACTGCTGGATTTCTAGCAAAACCACAGGAAGTTGCGTAATCACAATTCGCAACCTTTCTGGCGGCTCGCTGGCTGAGGCTTTTGTAATCAACTTTGCTGTACTCCACGTTCTGTAAACCAAATGGGGGTTAACCACCCCTATCTATAAATATGGTCATCTATCTACGTCACCCGGTTCACGGTACGAAAGTGGCTTGCGCTGAAAAGGAAGCTGACTATGACGAGCAAAATGGCTGGGTAAGGTATGATTTGGATGACGTTGAGCCTCCTGCCACGGTAAACGAAATGCGGCGTCCCCGTGGCAGGCCGCGAGTTGGAGTTGTTGAACTAGGAGCATAGGTATGACCACATCTGCTGGCGACCAGATAAACGGGGCCATGCGCCTGATTGGGATGCTTGCAGAGGGTGAGACACCTTCAGCGGCAGCGTCGCAAGACGCACTGTCGGCGATGAACCAGATGATTGATTCATGGAACACTGAGCGTTTGTCAGTGTTCTCTACGCAGGATCAAATCTTCACTTGGCCTGCAAGCACTTTAAGCCGAACACTAGGCCCAACGGGTAATTTTGTAGGCAACAGGCCGGTCTTGCTGGATGACGCTACCTACTTTAGGGATGCGGCTACCAACGTCAGCTACGGCATCAAGATCATCAATCAGCAGCAGTACAACGGTATTGCTGTCAAGACGGTGACTAGCACTTACCCACAAGTTATGTGGGTCAACATGACGTACCCCGACATTGAGATGTACGTCTACCCGGTGCCGCTGCGTCCGTTGGAATGGCATTTTGTTTCGGTTGAGGAACTGACCCAACCGGCAGTATTGGCGACTACGCTGTCGTTTCCGCCTGGTTACCTGAGAGCGTTTAAATACAACTTGGCCTGCGAGATTGCCGCTGAGTTTGGCGTCGAGCCAAGTCCGCAAGTGCAGCGAATTGCCATGACCAGCAAGCGCAATCTGAAACGCATCAATAACCCAGATGATGTGATGGCTATGCCTTATGGCATTGTTGCCAACCGTCAGAGATATAATATTTATAGTGGCAACTTCTAAGTATGTTTAATTTAGCGGTTATCAAATCTACCAAAAGGGCCGCTACGTTGGCCTTTAGGAAGATGCGTTCGCTCTTGCCGATAAATATTATGGGCGTGTTGAATATTTTGTTGATGGGTAAGCAGTTCCAAATTGTCAAGGCAGTTATTAACTCGGTTAAGGTCTTTATGGTTGATTTCCAATCGACCTTCAATAGGCCCAACAAAGGCTTCCCACAACGCTCTGTGAACCCCAACTTTGGTGTATTTTCCATTTTTACACGCAGAAAAACGCAAATAGTAATCGGAGCCAGCAGACGTTTTAACTTTTCTGTACGCAGCGTCGCCTTTCCAAGTTTTTCCATTTTTAATCATGCTGGCGGTGGCGTTGCTAGTGCCAAGAAATTCTGCAACTTCACGAAGCAGTGCGCCGTTTTCAAACATTTGTTTTGCAACGGGAATTTTTGCGGCATCAAGTTTTTTAGCCCTGCCAACACGACGAACATTAGCAAGATCACTAATTTCATAAAGATTTTCGTAGCCAAAAACAGGCTTCCATATTTCCATACTGTACCTCTAGTTAAGTTAAATAGGAGTATAGCATAATGCACACACCAATTTTGGGCAGCGCCTATGTTGCGCGTAGCATCAACGCTGCGGCCAATCGGTGCGTCAATCTGTTTCCAGAAGCCATTCCCGCAGGCGGGTTAGAGGCTGGGTTTCTGAACAGAGCGCCGGGGCTGGAGTTTCTTCAGACTGTAGGAACCGGCCCCATCCGGGCATTGTGGGCGCACCAGACCAACGGCAGCGACTTCTATGTCGTATCCGGCCAAGAGGTCTACAAGTTGACCGGCCTGACGGCTACGCCTACTTTGCTTGGCACGGTGTCAGGCACTGGCCCGGTATCCATTGCGGATAACGGCACTCAGATGTTCTTTGCCTGCAATCCTGACGGCTATATTTACAACGAAGTCACCAACGTATTCGCGCAGATCACAGACCCAGATTTTGCTGGCGCGGTGACGGTGGCCTACCTTGATGGCTACTTTGTCTTCAACCAGCCTGACAGTCAGATTATTTGGGTGTCTCAATTGCTGGATGGCACGTCAGTTGACCCGTTGGATTTCAAATCCTCGGAAGGCTCACCCGACGGCGTGGTAGGGATTATTGCTGACCACCGGCAACTGTGGGTGTTTGGTACTGACTCAGTTGAAGTCTGGTACAACGCAGGCTCTGCTGATTTCCCTTTGGAGCGCATTCAAGGGGCGTTTAACGAGATTGGCTGCGTGTCTGCATACTCCATAGCCAAACTGGACAACGGCCTGTTCTGGCTGGGTACAGACGCCCGTGGGCAAGGCATTGTCTATCGCGCCAACGGCTACACCGGCACTCGGGTTTCTACTCACGCTATCGAGTACGCCATTGCCCAATACGGCAACATCTCGGACGCTATTGCGTACACATACCAGCAAGAAGGTCATGCTTTCTACGTCCTGACATTCCCGTCTGGCAACGCCACATGGGTCTACGATGTGTCGACCCAAGCCTGGCACGAACGTGCTGGATTTGATGCAGGTCAGTTTATGCGGCACCGCAGCAACTGCCAATGCAACTTTGGTGGCAACATCATTGTTGGTGACTTTGAGAACGGCAATCTCTACAGGTTTGACCTAGACGTTTACGCTGACAACGGCGGGGTTCAAAAGTGGTTGCGTTCGTGGAGAGCGCTGCCACCCGGCGAAAACAACTTCAAGCGCACGGCGCACCATACGCTGCAACTTAACGCTGAGACTGGTGTTGGGTTAAACACCGGCCAAGGCTCTGACCCGCAAGTTATGTTGCGCTGGAGCGACGATGGCGGCCATACTTGGTCAAACGAGCATTGGGCCAGCATGGGTCAGATTGGTGAGTACGGCTACCGCACGTTCTGGCGTCGGCTAGGCATGACGCTCAAGCTGCGTGACCGGGTGTATGAAGTCAGCGGCACTGACCCGGTAAAAATTGCCATTACGGGCGCTGAGTTGGTGCTGAGTCCAACAAAGTCTTGACATGGCAAATATCACCCAGATCCCCGCACCTCGCGTTCCTTTGCTGAACGCGCAGACTGGTGCTGTGTCTATGGAGTGGTTTCTTTGGTTTACCAACGTCTACACCATCACAGGCGGTGGTCTTGCCATTACGCCAGTCATCAATGGCGGCACAGGACTAGGCACAATTCCGACCAACGGCAAGCTGCTGATCGGCAATGGCACGGGCTATTCGCTAAACACTTTGACAGCCAGCACGGGCATTACCGTGACCAACGGCGCAGGCACCATCACAGTGACAAACAGCCTGCCCGACTTGACGGTGGTGCTGACAGGCGCAGGTACAACAGTTGTGACCGGGACGTATCCCAACTTCACCATCACTAGCAACGATGCGTTTGTCGGCACGGTGACTAGCGTTGGCGGCACGGGTACGGTTAACGGCATTACGCTGACAGGCACCGTAACTACGTCAGGCAATTTGACGCTTGGCGGTACGCTGAGTGGGGTAAGCCTGACCACTCAGGTATCTGGTATCCTCCCTGTAGCCAATGGGGGGAATGGATTGGGCGCAGCGTACACAGTAGCAACCCTTCCAGCAGCCGGTACACAAGGCCGCAGATCGTGGGTGACAAATGCCCTAGCGCCTGTATTCCTAGCTGCCCCTGTTGGGGGTGGTGCGGTGGTTTGCCCGGTGTTTGACAATGGCACGGCCTGGGTGGTTGGGTAACAAGGAGAAAGATTATGGGTTGGGCACAATTAATAGGTGGCGCGGCGGGATATTATTTTGGTGGGCCAGCAGGCGCTGCTGCGGGTGCTGCTCTCGGTGGCGGTCTTGAGGAAGCTACTGGTGGCGGCGCGTCAGGTGCGGCAAGAGAGGCCGCGAACACATCTGCTGCTGCCAATGATCGTGCTTTGGCGTTGCAACAGCGTATGTACGAGGAAGGTGTTGCTAGACAACAACCAATGTTGGCAGCAGGCAACAACGCATTGGCTCAAATGCAAAGCGGCGCTTTTGCACAACCCGCAGCGTTTAAGTTTGGCGCTGGCGACTATCAAGCTGACCCAGGCTATGCGTTTCGGCTGGCAGAAGGACAGAAGGCGCTTGACCGACAAGCAGCAGCCCGTGGTGGGCTTATGTCTGGTGGCGCTTTGAAAGCGGCCGCTCGGTACGGCCAAGATATGGGTTCGCAAGAGTTTGGTAATGCTTACAGCCGCGCACTTGATGCGTACAACGCTGACGTAGCACGTTCAAACACTGGTTACAACCGTTTGGCTGGACTTGCTGGTGTAGGGCAAACAGCCGGGACTCAAATTGGCACTGCCGGTCAAAGTTACGCGACCAATGCTGGAAATCTGATGATGAACCAAGGCGATGTTCAAGGTAACGCCATGTTGTCGTCTGAGCGCGCTAGGCAATCGGCCTATGGCAACATTGGAAAAGCACTTGGTTCTGGTGGGTTTGACAGCCTAGTCAGTGGTTTTTATGGCCCCGGCCAATACAACCAAAGAATGGGCGTTAACTTTACCGACCCAAACATCTACGGTTAAGGACATATCATGGCACTTAATTTCGGAGTTCTTGACCAAGGTGGCCCTTCAAATTTCTTTGAGGGGTATTCCCAAGGCCAAGAAAAAATGCAGGCCAATGCAATGGCCCAGCAGAAAGCGGCGCAAGCCCAGCAAGAGTTTGGTATGCGCCAGCAGGAGTTTGCCGCTGGGCAGGCTGATAAAAAGCGCGCGGCTGATGCTTCTAGGGTCGCACAAAAATTAGCTTCTTACGAAGAAGCATTTCTTAAAGCATCTAGCCCAGAAGCTGCGAAAGGACTTATAAAAATACAATTTGATGATTCAGATGTTGGCCCAATTAGAAGCCGCTTTGGTTCTTTGGAGCAGGCTTTGGCTGAAGTCCCCGACGATCCAACGGCTTTTCAGGATTTCCTGAACCGAGAAGCTATGGGCATAAAAGAGTTCCGAAAGCAAAAGTATCGAGAAAGTCAAGTCGCCGGACTCTTTGGTGATGGCGCAGCACCCGCGCCAATTAACGCTATGGCACCCGCAGGAGCAATGCCTCAAACAGCGCCGGTGGCTAATGCTATGGCTTCTGCGGCACCAAACGTAGCTGATTTGGTTAGCAGACGCAATAAAGCCTTGGCTATGGGTGAGACAGCGATTGCTACTGCACTGAATTCGGATATTGCTCGGTTGTCGCCTGCGGCAGCAGCGCCAAGTTCTTTAGCTAGACTTCAATCAGAACTGGCTGCATTGCCTCCGGGTGATTCACGCCGCGCAGATTACTTGGCGGCAATTAAAAAAGAAACTCAGTTTGCGCCTCCTGCAAGTACAAATGTAACTATGGTTTCGGAAAGAGCCGAACAGGGCGCTCGCGGTAAGATGTTAGTTGATCAATATAGCGACATTGCTAAAGCTGCTGGGCTTGCAGCTAGAACGCTGCCGTCAATTGAGGTAAATTTAAGTGCACTAAACAAAGGTTTTGATACTGGATTTGGTAAAGAAACAATTGCCGCAGGCGCTAGTGTATTGGCCTCGTTAGGAGTACCAGAAGCCGCCAAATTTGCTACTGATACCCAAAAGTTTCAATCAAATGCTATTAGCGCCGTGTTGCAAAAGCAGTTGGAACAAAAAGGCCCACAGACGGAATCGGACGCTCGCCGTATTGAACAAATCGGAGCGCAGTTAGGCAAGACCAAACAAGCCAACGAGTTTATTTTGTCAATGGCTGGCGAACTATTGCGTCGAGATATTGATCAACGCAACTTTTATGATCGCTGGTACAAGGCTAACAAAACTTATGATGGCGCTGAAAACGCTTGGTTTGGTGGTGAGGGTGGCAATTCACTGTTTGACCGTCCTAAACTTAAAAAGTACGCTGTAACGGCACCAGCACCAGCAGCGGCTGGCGGATTGTCTACAGCAGAACAAGCAGAATTAGATCAACTGCGTAAACAAGTTGGGGGGAAAAAATAATGGATCCCCGCCAAGAATTAATGGCCCTGCGTAGGATAGCTGAACTAGAGGCCAAGGCTGCTGGTCAAGCCGCCCCGTCTGAAATGCTTGCGCCTAAACGCGAGGCGTCCACAATGGATATTATTACCAGTGCGCCATACAAAGCACTGGCAGGCGCTGCGGATGTGTTTCTTACCGCGCCTGAAAATATCGCCAATCTTGCAAAAATGGGCTATGGCACCGCAATGACTGCGGCAGGCCGACCAGACTTGGCACCAGAGGTAACAGCACCAAATCAACCTGTTGCATCAGCCTTACAACGTGCTGGCCTTATTAAACAGCCACAAGGCGAAACTACGCCTTTTCAGCGAGGTTTGGACGTTGCGATTCAAGGGGCTACAGGCGGGTTGCTGGGCGGTGCATCTGCCATACGCGCCGCTGCGCCTACGTTGATGGGGCAAACCCGAGCAGCAGGCACTATGGCTACTGTGGGTGGTGGTGCTGGGGCTGCTGGACAAGCCGTTACTGAAGTTACCGGAGAGCCGTTGTTTGGGGCTGCAACTTCTATGGCAGTACCTGGGCTTGCTATTGGCGCTGCTCGCGCTAGACAAGCCAATTTACAAGCCCAGCAGCAACGCAATGCAGTGCGTGATTTGACCACTCGGCAGGCGCAAGCTGAAGGTTACCTTGTGACACCTGGAAGTATTACGCCCAACACACAGAATGTTTTGCTGGAAAGAATAGCGGGAAAAACACGCACACAGCAAGAAATGTCTGTGCCAAATCAACAAACTACAGATCGTTTATCGCGCAGGGCAGTCGGAATTGGCGAAAACGATCCGCTAACCCGCGCCAATATGCAGCAAATTCGTAGGGACGAATACCAACGAGGTTATGAGCCATTAAACCGTATTGGCGCTGTACCTACAGACCCGCAATTTAACACTGCGCTTGACGATGTGTTGGCTGCGTACACTGGCCCCGGACAGTCATTCCCCGGCGCAATTCCTCAACCAGTGTTAAATTTGGTTAACAGTTATCGTGTTGGTCAATTTAACTCGGCGGACGCAATTGGGGCTACGCGAACATTGCGAGAGCAAGCAAGAGCAAATATTCGCGCTGGTGGTGACAATGCTTCTGTTGGTTTGGCTCAACGTGCTATCAGCAACGCTTTAGAAGACCAAATTGAACGGCAACTAACCCAAGCAGGCAACCCCAACACTCAAGCTATGCTGGATCAATTCCGCGCTTCTCGGCAAAGAATGGCAATTAGTCATTCTGTAGAAGATGCAATTGTGGAAGGTGGCGGGTCTGTTAATGCGCGAACATTAGCAAATGATTTGCAGACCAGAGGCCGATACTTTAGCGGCGACTTGGATTTGATAGCGCGTTTTGCAAACATTGCGCGGCCCGTTATGACGCCACCAGGAACTATGGGAACCCCCGGTTCGCAAGCAACATTTGGGCCGTCCAACATGGCAAATATGTTGCCTGCAAGCGTGGCTATGGGTGGTGCTGGCATGATGGCCGCAGGCACTCCTGGTTTAGCCGCTGCTGCGGTTCCATTTATTCCGCAAATGGTTTCAGGCGCAGCACGAAGCTACTTGATGTCTCCGTTTGCCCAAAACCGCGCTATCCCGACTTACAATCGTCCGGGCGTTAACGCGCTGGCGGGTAGCAATGAGGCGGTTTTGCGTTCTTTGATGGGTTTGCCAACATTTACCAACCAGCCAAACCAAAACGCCATGCTAGGCCCACAGTAACACCCAAGGCTTGATATGTACTACCTCAATGCTTTCAACGATATGCTGCGTAAGCGTCGGCAGCAAAACAACATGATGAATGGCGGTGGGCAGGACTACCCAAGCAGAGATTACGCTAGGCCGTCTGGGACAGATGCACTTGGACTAGGCCCAGCGCAAGATCGGAATGCTTTTCGGGATACGCTCAACAGTATGTCGCCCATGTCGCGGTTTGCTGTGGGCATGATGCCTGTCATTGGCCCAGCGTTCAATGCTGGAAGGTTAGTTGACGCAGGTATATCGGCATACCAAAATTCGCAGCTTGCCCCAAGCCGGGACGCCAGAGAACGGGCGCAAGATCAGTTTAGGGCGTCTGAAATAACAGACATGAATGCGCCTTCATATTCTGACGACAGCATGGATAGGTTGTCGTTTAACACGCCCGTCAGTTCGCCGGTAGCGCCACAGTCTTCACTTTCGGGCCAAGACTTATCGCCTATGGCTCCCGTAGCTTTTAGCTCTCCAGTAGCGCCGCGGTCATCATTTACCAGTGAGGCTTTGGCTCCTATGGCTCCCGTCGCTTTTAGTTCGCCGGTAGCACCACAGTCATCACTTACCGGCGAATCCTTACCTAGTATGGCTGGTGATTTTGGTATCCGTTCTGGTGGTGCTGGTGGTGAATTTGGAGGTGGTGTTGGCACTGGTAATTTTGGCGGCAGTCCTGCTGATGCTGCGGATCTGGGTTACGCCCACGGTGGCATGGTAGACGCCCGTCACCTCAAAGGCCGCGCCCCTGCTCCAGACGACGGCTACGGTGCTTTGCAGGGTGGTGAGTACGTTATCACCAAGGCGGCGGTAGAGAAGTACGGCAAGCGTTTGCTCGACGCAATTAACAACGGGACATTCCGATGACTGACGATGATTTCCGTCGCCTGGAGAGCAAGGTCGACAAGCTGACAGATGCCGTTGGCAAGTTGATTTTGTTTGAGGAACGCCAAGCCACCCAAGGCGAACGCATTGGTAACGTGGAAGTCAAGATTGGCATCCATGAATCTGCATTGCAGCGCGTTGACCGCAAGATAGACCAGTGGGTAAATCGCGGGATGGGCGTCTGGGCAGCAGCAGCTATTGTCTATTCACTTGTCCAGTTCTGGAAGAAATGATTGACCTTACAAAAGCCATAGGAGCCGTTGCTGCAAGCATTGCGGCAATTGGTGGGGGCTACACCCTTGCCGACAAGTTTGGATGGTTTGACAGGGCCATTCTTGAGTGGCATCCAGAGCATTTCAAGATCGTAGCTGAAGCAGGAAAGCCTATCAACGTCACTGTTGCTCGGGTCAAAAAGCGTGATGATTGCTCTGTAGAAAGTTTCACCCCAAGTGTCCGTGACGCATCAGGCATGGTGCATGAAGCAACTACTACAGCAAGCAAATTTAGTGGTCCAGCAGGGCCAACAATTGATACGTTCACCTACCAATTGACGATGGTGAAAAAAGAGAAGATTGCACCGGGTGCAGCAACTCTGTTGGCAACCATCAAATACAAATGCCCAGAAGGGGAACGTGTTGTTCAATACCCCCGCCATGCCAATCTTAGTTTTGATCTGAAAGGCTAATCATGCTGACCCTACTATCTACATTGATCAGCTTCCTGGCTGGTGGTTTACCAAAGCTACTCGGTTTCTTTCAGGACCGTGCTGACAAGAAGCATGAGATGGCAATGGCTCAACTCCAGATCGAGCGTGAACTGGAACTCCGCAAAGCAGGCTTTGAAGCACAGCAAAGGGTAGAAGAGATCAGAATAGAAGGCCAGATGATAGAAGCAGAGGCATCGGAACGCACTGCTATCTATGCTCACGACATTGCCATAGGTCAGGGTGCATCACAGTGGATGGTCAACCTACGGTCAGGTGTACGTCCATTGCTGACATACGGGTTCTTCCTGCTGTTTGCTTTTGTTGAGATCGGTGGGTTTGTCTATGCCTGGAATCATGGGATTTCTTTTGATGTGCTGATTGAGAAACTGTGGGATACCGATACCCAATTGATCTTTGCTTCGATCATTAGCTTTCATTTTGGTGGCAGGGCATTCAAGGGCGGTAAAGATTGAAAGTCTAAATAGGAGTTAGTATGAGCGATCCTTGGAAACATCGTAGCGATGGTATGAAGTGCAAAACCTGTATGTGGTTTGCGCCTAAAACAACAGTGTTGAGCGGAACAGTTGACACGCCCAACCCCGTATATGACTTAGGTAGATGCCGCCGTCATGCGCCAACAATGAATGGATACCCCGTTGTTTTTGTAAATGATTGGTGCGGCGATCACAAATTAGACGAAACAAAAATTTAATGGACTCATTCATCATTGTCAATGCTGGCCCATCGTTTGCCTTTTTCAATAAAGTAGATGGTGGACGGGCTTACATTGGCAATGATGGACAAGGAGTTGGCTGGGACACCAAGACGCAGGGCTTTGCGAATGTGCATCACTTGTCTTTGTGTAAGTTTGTGATTGGGCTGTTTTTCTCCGCGCAAATCAACAAGGCCCGTTTCCCATTCATGTTTGGTGTTTTGCGCCAAAGTAACCCACTCAAGATTTTCTGGCTTGTTGTCCGTTTTGATGCCGTTGATGTGGTTGACGGTAAGGTGCGGCCTGTACCCATGCACAAAACACATTGCAATCAGTCGGTGAACAAAAACTTTTGGCCTTTTGCCATCTTTCAATGTAGACACCACCAAATACCCGTTGCGGTTCAAAAACGGGGAAAGTTTGACGGATGGATAATTGCTGGTAAAAGTCTGCTCTATGCCGTTGCGGACACGATTGGTCGTGCGGGTTCTGGCCTCATTCCATATGCTTCCGTCTTGGTAAACAAGCCAAGAAGCGCCTTTTTCAATAACTTTTATTGGGTTCATAGTGTCAATACTATAGCAGGACATTTGTACAAATGCAAACTAGTCTAAAAGCAATTGAGCTTATAAAACATCATGAAGGCGTTAGGTTCAAACCATACAGATGCCCGGCTCTGCTCTGGACTGCGTGTGTCGGCCATGTTCTGTACCCCGAACAAGCTAAGATACCAATGGATCAAAGAGGCGCTTACCCGCTTCGCCCAGAAGACAATCGCACGTTTTCAAAAGACGAAGTAAATGGAATTCTTAGAGCCGATCTCCAGCGCTTTGAGCGCGGTGTGGCCCAGCTTATTCCCGTGGCTCTTACCCAAGGCCAATTCGATGCTTGCGTCAGCTTTGCTTTCAATGTTGGTCTGGGAACGCTACAGCGCAGCACCCTCCGTCAGAAGGTTCTTAGGGGTGAGATTGAAGCGGCGGCAGATGAGTTCCTAAAGTTCACCAGGGGGGGTGGTAAAGTTTTGCCAGGATTAGTTAAACGTCGACAGGACGAACGCTCACTGTTTTTATCCTGAGTAGGTTCATAGCATCCCGCAGGTCACCCCTGAGTTGCTCAAGTGCCTCTTGCTGGGCTTGTAGCCTTTGGTAAGCGTCCAGGGCGAACTTGTCCAGTGTCGTTCTCTCCCAAGCTGGGAAGTTCGGTAGATCGTTCAATTTGATTCCTTATCCATTCGGGGCCACCGAGTTTAATCAATTGGATGCGCTGAGTCTGGGTTAGCTTGATGCTGTAAAACACGCTCAACGGTTCGCCGGGTCGCTTTGCGCTCATGGCTTCTTTCGTGGTAGTGCCGCCCAGTGCGTCCAGAACTGCGTACCCGGCAGTGCTTCGTAGTGGCCCATTGTCGCTACTCCGCTACGCCCAAGCAGCAAGACCTTGACCCCGGTGGGCGTGTGTTCGTCAATCGGTATCCAGTAATAATCATCGGACACCACTGCCGTGCGAGTGCTGTCCAGACGGAACTTGATCTCACGCTCAATGCGCTCAAACTCATCGTCTTCAGTGATCATTTTTAGCTTTCAAGGCTTTTTCAATAGCCTCATATGTTTCCTTACCCCACACTGATCTGCCATACGGATAAAGGTGTTTGATCTCCTCATCCGTCAGCCCCACCCACTCACGCTTGGGCGAACTAAACCAGCCATCACAACCATCGCGTTTAGTAGCTTCGCAATGTATGCAAGCCCCGTTTACAAACTTGCAGGGCTTTACTTCTTGTTCATTCATGAGTTGCGCTCCTTCAGAATCTGTTGAGCCACATACATCCCGGCGTGAAATGCCAGCTTCATTTTTAAGGGGATCATGGCGGACTCTCTGTTTACATCCTCATCCGTCAGCCCTACCCACTCACGCTTCATTTGAAAGTCTTTAATGATCTGGTGGCAGTTCTTTATCTCTTCACGCAGATGTTCCAGTTCACTGATTGCTATTTTCATGTGTTGCGCTCCTTTAGCTTGGCTTGACAAGCCAGCAACATTAACTCAGGTCGCATTTGCCAACGATCATCACAAAGTATTTCAGCAATTTCCTTATTCGTCAGCCCCTGCCACGGGCGCTGTGCTGCTTGCCACCCGGCCCATGCCCAATACGCTGCTGATCCTTCGGCAAAAGGATTTGAAGGGGGCATGATGTTGCTGTCCCACCAGTCGTTGAAACTGGCGCTAGTGCGTTCCCACTGTGCTGCGGGTGGGGTGGTGGCAACTTCGTGTAAAGCCTCTGAGTATGAATCATAGTCATCGTCATACAGGTTATTGCGTAGAAAGCGATCAATCATGTCGTAGGATTCGCTTTTGCATACAGCCTTGTGTGCTTGTTGAGTTTGAAGGTACATCAGCTTGAGTTGCAGTGATTCAATGTACTGGCGAATGTCCTCAATAAATTCAGGATTGACATGATGATTCCATTTTTCAGTTTCAACGGAATAAGCACCATCCGCATAAAACGTGCAAAACTGCTGCGCTTGGTCAATGCGTTTCAAAATATCCATTACTTACCATCCTTTCTCGCGTATAGGGCGCGTGATGTAATTGGCCTGCTTCCGTTTATTGGGTCGCCATAGGAACAGCGCCACTCACCATCTGGATAGAGGTACTGATAAGCAACCGGTAATCCAATGTATTCAGACGCCACCGGCTCCTGCTCTGGCTGCTCCAGTGCTTTGCGTAAGGCGGTGATTGCATCTACGATGTGCGTGTACTTGGTCACATAACGCTCATCATCCAGCGCCTCCAGCGCCTGCTGCGCGGCTTGTCTTAAGTTAGTCATGGTTTCTCCTTCAATCGAATACAACGTGTTTGTCCATTAGTACATGGAAAACTACAATCACATTCTCCACAACCTACCCAAGTTGGCTCCTGCTCTGGCTGTGCTGCTTCCATCCCGTCCTTGTGGCCGCATCGGTACGCCTCGGCAATGGCAACCTCGGTCTTGTGTGCGGCAACAAGGTGGGCAAAGCGCTCGTAAGCCCTGATAAATACCATCGGATCAGGCAACCCTCCAGCCTCCCGCGCCATACGCGCAATGTCGTCTTTGTTCATGTCAAGTACCCAATGAAGAAAGCAAGTGCCGCAAGCGACACCAGCGAGATCACAGTGGCAATTCCAAGTGCTACCCAATCGGGTTTGTAGAGGTCTTCAATCTCATCGTCGTTCATTTCTGTTCTCCTTTAGCTATTGCAGCACGGACTTGATCTAGTGCTGGCATTTTTTCGTACTGCGGAAGATATCTAACGATGTTGTTTAGCATTGCTTGAAGCAGAGGCTCGGCCAGCTTCAACGCCGCCAGCAGTTCCTGATTCACCTCATGCAAGCGGCGCAGTTCAGCAGCGGCTTCGTTCTGTCCAAATCCTTCAAGGCGTAGCGCCAGCTTTATTGCGCGTTTCATGGATTCTGGTTGTGTCATGTCCGATTCCCCTTTGATGGCAAGCTGAAAGCCACAAGGCTACCTACTCTCGGCACTTGGGCGGTGTAGTCACCGTCACCTGTCTTGTAGTGGCCTCGCCGCCACAGGTCGTTCTCTGCTGCCTTAACCTCGCCGGGTTGCTTCGGCCTCTCCACGTATGGCCCAAGCGTTTCCTTGGTTTTCTTCTGCAACTCAAGCCCAGCGGGGCGCACCATGTGCGTCGGTGTGCGGTTGACTTTGATCTCTTCCAAAATACTCATAGCGGACTCTCTTCATGGTTTGCAGGGTTGAAAGGCATTGGCGGTACAGGCCGATTAGGCGGTAGTTCAGTTGGGAAGGGCCAGATGCTCATACTGCCTTCTCCGCATCGGTTAAGAACTTCCGCAGGCGTTTGATCCTAGCGTCTTCGTAGCTGACCACACTGGTGGCGTACTCCACCGCACTATGCGCTTCCAGGCGGTGCAGTTCTGCCTCTGCAAGTTCAGTGGCCGCCATCTCAACGGGCGTAAGGCGGCGGGTTATCCGCTTGAATTGTTGCGTCAATGTCATGGTCGTTTTCCTTCTTTTAGTATCTCCAGCCGTTCCCGGTTGGCTCTCATGGTGCAGTAGCGTTGGTGGATACGCTCCAGCATAGTCACTCTACGGTGCTTTAGTCTTTCCTCATCCAGCAAGGCCAACAAGTCAGCCTCGGTGTAGTTGGGCAGGTTACTTTGAAATTTTCTCCAAGTCAGCAATGCGTTTCTCCAGTTCGGTGATATGGGCGGTCACCTTGTTGTAAGCCCGACTCGCACTGTTGTGCGTCCGGGTGCGGATTGCAAGTTCGGCTTGGGCAGCCCTCAACTTAGCTTTGAGTTGGGTTAGTCGGTTCATGTCAAGAAGTTTAGCACAAGTAGTTTGTTATTTGGAATTTTTATCCAATATCATTTGGCCTTGTGTACCTTCTTCAATCACGATCCAACCGTTCTCATGAACTTCAATCAGCTTGGCATCTATCAAATTGTTGATGTAGCGAGCGTCCTTGCCATCAATCAAGTTTCGGCGTGAGCCATCTGCCTTTGCGCCAGGAAAGTTTGAAATACCGTTGGCAACAGCCCAATCGCGCATCACTGACTTGGTAAGGTAAGGTGCGCCACCTCGATCTTCAGCACCTGATGACCACCAGGCTTTCTCAAAGTCGGCAAACCCCAGCGACTTATCCTTTTGCTTGGACTCAGGCACTTCACCTTTAATGACCACTGCACTGGTGACCGCCTCGCCATCTTCATCAAACCAACCAGGTATCGCCACCGACTCCAAGTCAACATAGACTGGCGCTGCCATCTCGGCGTCTTTGCTTTTGCGCTGCACAATCTCAATGGACTTGTCGCCCTTGGCGGGTATGACGCTGATCTCAATGTCCAATGCGCCGCGCCATGCAGATGAGCCACGCGCCCGGTGCTGGGCCTCCTCGCTGACGCCTGTGTGGTGAACCAGAATTACCGTGCAGCCAAACTCTTGCATAAGTGCAGCGCAGGCGTCCAGCATGGTCTTGGCATCTTGGGCGCTGTTCTCATCACCGGCCATGAAGCGGTGCAAAGTGTCCACCGTAATCACATCAGGCTTGATTTTGAGCGCCCGTATGGCCTCCACCACTTTCAGGTAGCCCTCGGCAGTGTTGAGGTCACATCCAGCCTCAGATGACCAAAAACTTGGATCAGAAATATTGTTTTGATGCCCCCAAGCTGCAAGCCTGCTTTTTAAACCGTGATGCCCTTCGCCTGCCAAATAAACAATGTTGCCGGGTCTGACCTTGTGGCCGAACCAAGTGGCTTTGCCACTAGCAATGTGCAACATCCAATCCAGCACCACAAACGTCTTACCGCCGCCACTAGGGCCGTGAATCATTACCAGCGCCTTGTCCTGAATCCAGTGCTTTACAAGCCATGAGATCGGTGCAGGCTGCGAAGCTGTAATGATAAATTTGTTGAGTTTGTATTCAGAAGTTGACGGCTTCAACAGCAGAGCCAAGTCATGCCCCGCTTGGACGTAATCATTAGCATCCCCCGGCACTGGCGGTGTTGTCATGCGTACCCCATACTTGGCGCTGGCTTGCTCGGCATAGCGTTGCCCAACTCCACTGGCGTCATGGTCAGCCACTATGCAAATGTCCAGCGTCGGGTGGCCTTCCTTTAGGATGCCCGTCACCGGCACTAGGTTGCTGGCGCTGTAAGCCACCGCGCAGGGCTGGCCTGTGACTTCGGCAATGGTGGCTGCTGTCGCAAAACCCTCGGCAATGTAGAGCGTGGTGGCGTCATCCATGCTGCCGACCAACCAATACATTGAGCCGGTCTGTCCACCAGGGTGATACAGCTTGCCGCCAGTATGGTCAATGTACTGGATGCTAGAGAGTTCGCCGTCTGAGTTGTACAACGGCACCATCAGCCTGCCGTCACCCGTGATCCTTGCGCCATGCGTCTTGATGCCTTTGCGCTGTAGGTAGGGATGCTCTGCGCTTGCTGCCCCTGCCTGCGACCAGATCAAGTCAACCGTGTTGGCAGCCACCTCACGCGCCTTTTTGACCTCGGCATCCCGCTGGGTCTTGGCCTCCGCCAAGCGCCTGCTCTGCGCCATCTCCTCCACCGGCGTCAGGCTGCGGCCAATGTCTGCTTTCCAACTAGATTCAAACCCCGAGCGCCAGCAGCCAAAGCGACCTGCTGGTACGCCATCAGAAAACACCACGTACCAACCAGGCTTGTCGTGGCCCTTTTCGCCCTTGGTGCCTGAGTTAAAGCGGTGCAACTTGCCGTCAAGGTGGATTACATCTGGTGGCTTCAAGCCTGCGCCAAGCATGGCGTCTTTGAGTTGTATGTCAGGTGCGTCTACCTGCTTTTGAGAGGGCGGCGACCAAGGGCCACCGAGGATATTTGAGAGGTCTGTCATGAAAATTAATCTCCACAGAAGCAGGCTATGGCTTCTTCGTTAAGGTCAAAAAGGTTGGTTTGTTCTTTGCTGTATTGCAGCATTGATGCGTAGCTGGGACGGTCGGAGCGGAAGGTACCAATGGTTTCCTCCATCTTGGCCCACCATACAGCGCGTTCTGGTTTCTCTTGAATCAGGCTCAAAATTTGATGCGGCCCTTTCAAAAAACACAGATCACAATTGCCTGATGCAGTCACCCCATCCCGAAATGACAAGCCAAGGTCAAACGGATGAGTGCGCCAAAATTCTTGAACCGTGTACTGGGTGACACCAGCATCAAACAAAGGGATAAGTTTGCTTTCCCGCATCTTGGCAGCGCGTCTTGGCTCGTCTGCCCGTAGCCCCACCATTGTTTCAAAGTCAGGTTTTCCAATGCTTTTGAAGTACCGTTCAATGGTCAAAACCTTCAACTCACCAGTGCAAAATCGTGCCACTGGGTTTGGCAGGTAGTTGCGCTTACGAATCAGCGCTTCAAACGGCTCACCATCCCGGCTGGCGCTGTCAAAGTCCACAATCTCAAACTTGGATTTGGTATCGCAGAACTCCAGCCACACAATCGGCACGTTCCAATTCACCGCACAGTCCTGCACAAACCGCAAGGTTGCCTCATCCTCCTTGCCCGTATTGGCAAAGCACACAACGGCCTCTTCCGGTAGCCCTCCGTTGCTCTGTAGGACACGCCAAAGCATATAGGCGCTAGTTCTACCGCCACTGAAGCTGATGCAGGTTGGTTCGTTGATTTTGAAGGGGTCACTCATTTATTTCACATCTTTCGTCATAAAGTTGTTGACACTGTAGCACAGAACTATGCTATGATCTAGCCACGCTTCGAACTGAGTTACAGACGGAAGCGCAAACTAGGAGAGCCAAATGGCTATTTCGTTGAAACGTACCGGAGGCATGATTGCCAATGGTGTCAAGCTGCTTGTCTACGGGCAAGCAGGGGCTGGCAAGACCAGTCTCATCAAGACTTTACCGCATCCCGTGGTGTTGTCGGCTGAAGGTGGCTTGCTGTCTATTGCGGACGCTGACCTGCCGTACATTGAGATCGCCTCAATGGATGACTTGCGCGAGGCTTACGCTTGGGTTATTGAATCCGAGTACAAAAGCGTTGCGCTAGATAGCATCTCCGAGATTGCCGAGGTCTGTCTGAATCACGAAAAAAAAATCAACAAAGACCCACGCGCTGCATATGGCTCTATGGCCGAGCAAATGAGCGACATTATTCGTGCCTTCCGCGACATTCCCGGACGCCACGTTCTGATGACCGCCAAGCTGGAAAAGACCCAAGACGAGATGGGCCGGGTGCTGTACAGCCCATCAATGCCGGGCAACAAGACTGGGCAGGCACTGCCTTACTTCTTTGATGAAGTGCTGGCGCTGCGCGTCGAGAAGGATGCCGAGGGCGGCACTCAACGCGCCCTGATGTGCGACAGCGACGGGTTGTGGCTTGCCAAGGATCGTAGCGGCAAGTTGGGAACCTGGGAAGCGCCTGACCTTGGTGAGATCATCAACAAGATTGGCGGTGCAGCATGAAAATCAAAATCATGGCCCATATCCATTATCAAAAGTTTGAGTGGGAAGAAGAAGGCACATACAGAATTGCCTCATTCAAGATGGACGACACTGAAGACCGCACTTATGTCGGTCAACAAGAAGTCGAGTTTGACGCACCTGAAAACTACGATCCTACCGCCCAAAAGATCGCAGCCTTGCAGGCGTTAAAACAAAAAGCGCAAGATGATTTTGCAAAGTCAATCTACAAAATCAACGAACGTATCAGTAAATTACAAGCACTGGAGTACACCCAATGAACACACTTTACCAACGCTGGCTTGACGCCAAGAAATTGGAGGCCGCTGCGGTGGCCGAGCGCCGCCAACTGGAAGACCAGATGGCCGAGGAATTTGGCCTCCCCAAGGACTTGGACGGCACGGTCAACCATCAGATTGACGGCTACAAGATCAAGATGGAAGGCCGCATCAACAAGAAGATTGACGCCGACAAGCTGCAAATGCTGGCCGCCGAGGCCGGTCTGTCCGAACATCTTTCCAGCCTTTTCCGTTGGAAACCAGAAATCAATGCAAAGGTTTGGAATGCGGCTGCTGACGCCGTGACCGGGCCATTGCTTGGTGCCATCACGTCCACCCCTGGACGCCCCACTTTTTCAATTACAAAGGAATAATCATGGCTTTTCTCGACGAAGAATTTACCCTCGACACTCTCCCCGTTGGCAACACCGGAAATTTTGAACCTTTGCCAGAGGGCTGGTACAACTCCACCATTACCGGCGCTGAGATCAAAGCCACGAAGGCAGGTGACGGCAAATACATTGCTGTTAAGTACACCATTACCGGCCCCAGTCACCAAGGCCGGGTGATCTTTGGCAACTTGAACATAAAAAATGCTTCAACCAAGGCCGAGGAGATCGGACGCCAGCAGTTGGGCGAGATTATGAGGGCCATTGGCTTGGCAAAGGTGCAGGACACTGACCAATTGATCGGCGGCAACTTGGGCATCAAACTGGTCGTCAAGACTGGTGAGTACGCCGGGAATGAGATCAAAGGCTACCGCGCTTTGGGTGGCGTGACACCGGCTGCGGTTGCACCCTTCAAACCAGTTGGGCCATCTGCTGGTGCTGCACCGGCGAAGTCTGCGCCACCGTGGGCTAAGAAGTAAGCAAAAAAAGACCCCGCTTGTAACGGCGGGGTCAATATAGCAACATACAACAGGAGAACACCGTGCAAATACCAGAACCAGATATTACCATCACATCCCTGATTGATCAAGCCCATGAAGCCCGGACTGAGAAGCCCCGTGCCCATATGGGTTGCAGTACGCTGGGCCACCATTGTGAACGCTGGCTTTGGTTGTCGTTCAGGTGGGCAGTGGTTGAGAAGTTCCAAGGCAGGATCCTGCGACTGTTTAGGCGTGGCTTCAATGAGGAGGCCACCATCATCAGCGACCTACGCGCTATTGGCATGAGCGTGAGTGGCACTCAACGCCGGGTGAACTTTGGCAGTCACGTATCGGGTAGCCTGGACGGTATCGGCAAGGGTGTGCCTGGTGCGCCAAAGACTGAACACGTTTTGGAGTTCAAGACCCACAGTCTCAAGAGTTTCAACGACCTAGAGAAAAATGGCGTGGCAAAGAGTAAGCCTGCACATTACACGCAGATGCAAGTGTATATGCACGGCACCGAGTTGAAACGCGCCTTGTACGTTTCCATCTGCAAAGACGATGACCGCATTTACACCGAGCGTTTGGAGTATGACCGTGACCATGCGGTGAAGGCCGTTGCAAAGGGTCAACGGCTGGCGCTGACCGACAGAATGCCACCACCCATAAGCACCGACCCGACATGGTTTGAGTGCAAGATGTGCGCGGGACACGACTTCTGTCACGGCTCAAAGACCACAAAGCAGGTCAACTGCCGTACCTGCGCCCACATCACGCCGTTGTCTGATTCGACATGGCACTGCGCCAAATGGGACGCCATCGTGCCAACTGACGCCCAGCTTACAGGCTGCGAGAGCCATGTCATCCATCCTGATTTGGTGCCGTGGAAACGCCTAGAGGGGCCAAGCGATTGGGTTGCGGTCTATGAGATCGACGGGCAGGACATTGCCAACGGCGAACCGGGTGAAGGTGTGTATGGCAGCAAAGAACTGCTGGCTAACACTGCCGCCTGCGTGGCTGCTGATCCGCAGGTCATGGCGTTGCGGAAAGAGTTTGACGGAAGGGTAGTGGGGTGAGTGTTTCATCAAGCCTTGAAATAACGTATAATCAAAACATGAAAACATATTACGTTTACCTTCACACACGCAATGACACCGGCAAAGTTTTTTACGTTGGCAAAGGTCGAGGCAGACGCGCTTGGTGGAAAAACGGAAGAAATAGACATTGGCATTTTGTGGCTAAAAAGCATGGGTATGAGGTGCATATTTGGCGTGATGAATTGACCGAGGTTCAAGCATTTGAAATTGAAAAAGAACGTATTTCTTTTTACGGAAGAAATAACTTGTGCAATTACACCGATGGTGGAGATGGAACTTCTGGAACTAAAAGAACTGAAGCTCAAAAATTGCATATGAAAGAAAAAATGATTGGACGCAAATTTAGCGAGCAAACTTTAGAGCAAATGAAAATTGCAGCCAGTCAAAGATCAAAGGAAACAAGACAAAAACAAGCTGATGCAATACGTGGAAGAAAACATAGCAAAGAACACAAACAAAAAATATCTGCGGCAGGAATTGGAAGAATTACAACGGAAGAAACCAAGAAAAAAATATCAGATGCTCATAAAGGAAAACCAAAATCAGCAGAGGCTGTAAAAAAAATGGCTCAATCAAAATCAAAACAAGTTATGTGTTTAACCAATAACACAATTTATGAATCACAAAGAGAAGCAGCGCGTCAATTGAATTTAAAAAGTTCACACATTAGCGCCGTTGTAAATGGAAAAGCGCATCAAACCAAAGGGTTTGTTTTTGTATCGGTGCAATCATGAAATTGCGCGAATATCAAACTCGCGCACTGGAAATGCTTTACGCATGGTTTGAAAAAAATTCAACCGGCCATCCGGTGCTAAATATGCCTGGAGGTTCTGGAAAATCTGTGGTCATTGCATCGTTAGCTAAAGATGCTTTGCAAAACTGGCCGGAAACAAAAATTTTGATGCTAGTGCATTCCAAAGAATTGATTTTGCAAAATGCTGACAAGCTACGTAAGCTGTGGCCGAATGCACCGCTTGGTGTTTACAGCGCCAGTGTTGGAAGGCGTGACCTTGGAGAGCCAATTACATATGCTGGCATTGGATCAGTCGCTAAACGTGCAAAGCAGTTGGGACACATAGATTTGTGCATCATTGATGAAGTTCATGCTGTTTCAACAATTGAGAGTGGCATTTACCGCAAGTTGATTTCTGACTTGTTGGCGATAAACCCGTCCATGAGAATTGTCGGTTTAAGCGCCAGCCCGTACAGGCTTGGGCAAGGCATGATTACCGAGGGTAAAGACGCAATATTTACAGAAATTTTGGAGCCGGTAAGCATTGAGGAACTGGTTTTCAAAACGCACCTTGTACCGCTGCGATCAAAAATTACGCAACATCAATTAGAAACTGAAGGCTTACATAAGAGAGGCGGCGAATACATCGCGGCAGAAATGGAGGCCAAATTTAACACTAGCGACCACAATAGCGCAGTAGTGCAAGAAATAATTGAAAAGGCGAACAACCGAAAACATTGGTTAATTTTTTGTTCTGGTGTTGCTCACTCTGAAGCAATGGCTGAATGTTTGCGCGTTGCTGGCATTGCCGCTGAATCATTGGATGCCACGCATAATAAAGCGGAACGTGAGCGTAAATTGTCTGAATTTGAATCAGGCAAATTACGTGCGTTGTGCAACGTAGGAATTTTGACAACTGGCTATGATTTTCCTGCGTTAGATTGCATTGCATTTTTACGGGCCACTGCATCGCCTGGGCTTTATTTGCAATGTGCGGTTCGCGGAATGCGACCATCACCAAATAAAACGGACTGCCTGGTCCTAGACTTTGCAGGCGTGGTGGAGCAACACGGGCCGATAACTGCCGTGAGAGCGCCACCAAAAAAGGGTGACAAGCAGGGCGAAGCGCCGGTGAAAGTGTGTGACCACTGCCAAGAAATCTGCGCCTTGAGCGTAAGGGTTTGCCCGGCCTGTGGTGAGGCATTCCCAGAGCCGGTAAAACCACCGCTGCGCCTACACAATCTTTGCATCATGGGCGTAGAAGGCGTGGACATGGAGGTGACCGCCTGGACATGGCGGAAGCACATCAGCAGGGCATCAGGGCGTGAAATGCTCTCATGCACTTTTTATGGGGGCCTGTCAGACCCGCCAGTGATTGAATACTTGGCAGTGACTCACGATGGCTACGCCGGTGAAAAGTCGCGCAGGCTACTGGCTGACATTGCCCATCAGGCAGGCGTGACGCTGGACTATGGAGCCACCGACCTGCACCAGATGGCGCAACAGATAACCGAGGGCAGGCCGCCGAGCGCCATAGAATTTAAGCGTGAAGGCCGTTTTTTTACCGTACTAAAGAGGACATGGAACTAATGAATACCCGTCACCCAGAACCCGCAATCGTTACACACTACCGCACCACCTTAAAAGCCGAGCCGCCGAGGGTCTGTCATACCTGCGACCATTACCGCCCCGATGGCATATGCGCCGAGTTTGGCGAGGCACCGCCACCAGAATTTGCAAATGAGCCTGGGGGCTGCGCCTTGTGGGTCTGGGAGGTGCCATTCTGATGGAGTCCGAACATCTACAGCAAGTGCGCCTGGTTAGCTGGTTCAGGCGCAGCTATCCTGGCGTGAGGGTCTTTGCGATCCCCAATGGGGGCGCTAGATCAGGCACACAGGGTGCCAACCTGAAGGCCGAAGGGGTAACCCCTGGCGTGCCTGATTTATTTTGCCCTGAGTGGCTGCTATGGGTTGAAATGAAACGCGAGACGGGCGGCGTAGTGTCGCCAGTACAAAGGGATTGGATCGCGTACCTTGAAAGCATAGGCCACAAGGTTATCGTGGGCCGGGGTTTCGAGGATGCTAAACGCCAGATAGAAGACGTAAAAAAGCCCCTGTGAAGGGGCTAATTGTTTCAGGTATCGTTACAGGTTAAGAATCAGGGCCATCAGGGCAGCCACTATGGCAGCCATCAGCATGGTTCATCCTCCCACCGGGTGCCGAGCCAGTCGGCAGGATCATATTCTGAGTAATACAAGTACTCCATTGCCTCTTGGTGGCACCATGCATACAGGTGCATTAGATGGTGGATTTTGTCGGTTATATCGTGATCTAGCATTCTCCCGCCCCTTTGCAGCTATAGCAGGTGGTGCCCTCATGCTGACCCTCACCCGAGCCGCTACAGGCAGGGCAGATACCTGGTTCTGAGTCATCAGGGCCATCGTCGGCCATTAGGCGGTTGTAATCCTTGTCGTCGTCGTAGTCGTGCCAGTTGCTCATGATTTGCTCCATTGTTGTGCCATAGCATCAGCGATGCCTGAATAAGTTTCACTTCTAATTTTCCACCGGTCAGCACTAGGTGCCAAACGATTCTGCCCACTATCGGTCTGATTGGCATAGCGGGGTTTCCCGTTCACCATGCGAGGCGCAATGGTCTTCGTAGGCGTGAGCATTGGCAAGCCTTTTAGCCATAAACAGGTTTTTTTGCTTGCATCATGGCCAAACATCCACGGCTGGATGATCTGATCGGGTTTCCTGATCTGGCTTGAAATGATGCTTACCGGGTTTTCAATGGCGATACGCGGGATAGGCGCGTCCATCAGTAGGCGGACGAACGCCAGCGCATCAGTGGTCAATTGGGGATCGCGTAACCCGCGAGTCGTCCAATGCATCCCGGATACGCTGAGATAGGTGCATGGGGGATGCGCCACCATCAGGTCGAACCCGTCACCGATAACGTCCATCACATTCCCTTGATAGTGTGGCCCGGGCGCATCAGTGGGCAGTAGGTCACACGATATGGCATCATGCCCCGCCCGGATGAACGCATCCCGGACTGTGCCGCTATATTCACAGGCGATTAATACGCGCATATGCTGCCCTTATTTCACGGTTCATTTGTGCTTTGGTGCATTCTGAAAAGTCAATGTCCATATGGGATTGCACCAATATTGCGGTGTCGACATCGATTTTGAGTAGGGCCATGATGGCCCGTGTGACGTAGTTCACAATTTACCCCTGATTTCGTCCATCAGATCGGCACTAACGATGCGCCATTGATCAAGCATCAGCGGCCCGGCGCTACGCTTTAGCGTATCAATGCGGTAGCTGGCGACAAACCTGGAGCCGTCATAAAATTTGACTAGGTTATTTTCGATGGTGTAACTCATGGTTTCATGCTCCAAAAATACCAAATAAAGGGAAGACCCCATACGGCAGCGCCGATAAGGCCTTGAATAAGGGTCCACAATAGTTTTCTCATATCACTCCTAAAATGATAGCTATAAACCCTTACAGGGTAAGGGCTAGGTGCCAATATGGTCTGAAAATGCAGACCCCTAAGCTCACCGCATGAGCTTAGAGAGTGCATTCTTAGGCGTAGTGAACCCCTTTGGTCTGCACAAAGCCTGTACTATCTTTCTTAGCCTGACCTTTGGCATACAAAGCCACCACTACAGCCTTTGGTTCAATGTGGCGTACATCGGTGTTATCTCCATCGATAACGCTCCAACCATTGAAATGCAAAGGGATATCGGCTTGTTTCATAAAGACTACAGCCACGCGCGAGTTACTAGGGTTAAGTAATCCCTTATGGGTTATTTTGATTGGAGTCAAACCCGAATAGCTATATGTCAGATCATAGTTATCTGCAGTCTTGCCTTTTAGGTTTCTAGCTGGATGTTTGGTGTAATCATAGAACTGCACCATTGGGAATAATTGGAATATATTCTTACCATCGATCACATCGATGTTCTCATAAAGAATATCGCTAGTGCCATTTGGTCTGACCAATAGCTGTAAACCCAGTTTATCGGCTCTACGCTGCATTGTCCAAATGTCTGCACAAATGGAGAGCATAAAAGCCATTTGATGCCGCTTAAAATATTCGGTCTTCGCGATGCGCGCCAATTGAACGCTATTAAATGCACCACGTCCGGCAGATTGTAGACAGCCATCCATACAGCCAGCTAGTCTAGCCATGCTGCAAATGATTTCATCAGGCTTCAAGTAAATGATAGCTGTCAGATAACCAATCTTTTCGCCCTTTATTGTCTTCGCACTGGCCGTGCCAAGAATGCGCTTGTAGGTTAGGCCAAGCGCTTTTAGATGGGCTTTGTAGGGGTTTGTATGCTCCATAGTCTTCCTAAGTTGTTTGATTGTTCGATGTCGGATGACATCACATAGCCCACAGCATGGGCTACAGGATGTGATCAGGCGGCTGATTTAACAGAAAAGTTAAGAACACCAATGGCGGCATCGCGGTTGCCCTTTTGAATCATTCCCATAATTTGACGCATCCACAGTTCATAGACTTCCGTACCTACTTTGTCTGCAAGTGAATAACACGCATCGCAAAGCTGCCATTTTTTGCCGAAGAGAGA